GGCTGATCTGCCCAAGCGCGTGGGCTGGAACCAAGAGAAGCTTGCGCAGATTGCCCAAAACATTGCCGACAGCGGCGAGGATCCGGCCGAGTTCATCGACACGAAGTTCAGCGTCTCTGAGCGCAAGTTTGGTGCGTTGCCGGAGGCCTGGCGCAAAGGGTTCGAGCCCGCACGGACCGTGAAGGTGGGCGCGCTGAAGGTCTCACTTCTGAAGGGAGACGCGGCATGAGCCTGCGCATCCTTTCTGCCGATGAGCGTCTCGCCGAGGCCAAAGGCAAAACCACTCTTGCGATCTTCGGTCAAAGCGGCAGTGGCAAAACAACCTTGCTGACCGCCATGCCAGAAGACAGGACTGTCTGTCTCGATTTTGAAGCGGGTCTCAAGTCAGTCCAGAATTGGCGCGGCGACAGCTTGCCTATTCGCCGGTTCGCTGATGCCGTGGATATTGCCTGCCTGATTGGTGGTGCCAACCCGGCAGCGCAGCCTGATGAGCATTTCTCAGAGGCCCATTACAACCATTTGCGTGGGCAACATCCCGAGTTGGCTGCACGGCTTGACGCAAAGAGCATCGTGTTTGTTGATAGCATCACCGATCTGACGCGACAGGCTATGGCCTGGGCCAAGGGTCGGCCTGAGGCGCTGTCGGAGCGGACTGGCAAGCCGGACACACGCGGCGCTTATGGATTGCTGGCGCGCGAGGTCATCGGCTTGCTGAAGCATCTTCAGCACGCGCCGGGGAAAACCGTGATCTTTGTTGGCATCCTCGAGAAGGTCGTCGACGACATGAACCGGGTGACGTTCCAGCCGCAGATGGAAGGCGGCAAGGTGGCACGAGAGCTGCCCGGCATCGTGGATCAGGTGATGACACTCGGCCTCTTCAGCTCCGACACCGGCCCGGACGGCGCCATCACATGGCGCCACGATCCCGACAAGGGGGAAGTCCGGCGTCTGGTGTGTCGTTCTGGCAATCCTTGGGGCCTGCCGGCCAAGGACCGCTCAGGCCGTCTCGACCTGACCGAGCCCGCCGACCTCGGCGCGCTTCTCACCAAAATCAACCAAACCCAGAAAGGATAATCCCCATGACTTTTGACATGAATGATGTCGCACCACAGCAATCCGGTGACCTGATCCCGGACGGCACCTTTGCCAAGGTGACTATGTCTATACGCAAGGGCGGCACCGACGGAATGAGCGAGGCGGATCGCGGGCTGCTGAAATCCTCCAATCAGCCGGGCAGCGATGTGCTGATGGTCGATGCCGAGTTCACCGTGGCCGAGGGCCCGTTTGCCCGGCGTAAGTTTTGGCAGAACTTCACGGTGCAGGGCGGCAAGCTTGACGAGCAAGGTCAATCAATCGGTTGGAAAATCGCCAAAAGCCAGTTTCGGGCGATGATCGATAGCGCGTTGGGGCTAAACCCCGAGGACATGAGCGATGCCGCGAAGGCCAAGCGTGTTTTGCGCGGCCTCGCCGATCTCGATGGCATCACCTTTGTCGCCAAGATCCAGATCGAGCCAAACCGGAACCCGGCTTACAAGGACGCCAACAAGCTCGAACATGTGGTACTGCCCACCGTGCCTGAATGGCAGAAGGTGATGGCAGGTGAGATGGTCTCGGCGCAGCCCTCGAACCGTCCACGCCCGGCAGCAGCTGCGCCTGTGTCAGCGGCACCTGCCTGGGGGCAATCGCAACCGGCTTCGGCCAGCGCCGCATCCGCATGGTCGTCTGGATCAGGCCAACCAGGCGGTCAAACCGCAGAACCTGCTGACGCAGCCAAAACTGCTGGTGGCCCGGCTTGGCTGAACCCATGAGCCCGGATGATTGGCAGGCGCATGTCACCACGGAAGCGGCCCTCGTGATGGGGCGCTGGCTGGAAGCGCGGGGGCGGCTTGACCGCCCCATCGCCAGCCTCACGCGAAAGGATCTCGAATGCATGGCCTCAAACGCGATCGGCCGCTTCATCGTGCTGGCCTCTCACCGCCGGACGCAAGGACCGGGTCCAGCGGAACGGGAACGGCTGGACGACCTGCTCATGGGGTGAGCCGCGCAGAACTGGCCCGTCGTGTGCCCTGCGCGCTCTGCGGCAGGGAGTCCCGCGGCTTCGGCTACTGCCACGGGCTGCGATGGGGTCGCCACCCGTATCACCGATTTTGTTCGATGGCCTGTCTCACCGCGGGCAGTGCCATCGCTCGGAGGAATTTTGGAATGATCGACAAGACCGACATGGAAACCCGCGCGATCCGCGATGCGCGCCGCACCTTTGCGAAGGCGCTCACCGAAATGGGGTTGATGGAGCCCTTCTTCGACAGGTCCGCCAAGGACATCGATTGCTTAATCGAGGCCTGCGTTGACGGCTTCCAGGCCTCCATACGCCGCCAGTCTGACGCTGGCGATATTCCCTTTTAACCGGAGAGTCTCATGCTCGACCTGAACCATAAGTCCAGCGGCGTCTACGGACGTGCGATCACAGACCCACAGCCACTCGGCGTCCAGATCAACGCGCGCATTGATGCCGCGCTCGTTGCGGAGCGCACAAACCAGCGCCCGCGCGACTATCTCGGTGCCAGCCGTATCGGCGAGCCCTGCGCGCAGCGATTAGTCTATGAATTCACCAAGACCACGGTCGATCCGGGAAAGGACTTCGAAGGACGCACCTTGCGCATTTTTGAGGCGGGGCATGTCTTTGAGGATCTGGCGATCCGGTGGCTGCGCGCGGCGGGTTTTGAGCTGCGTACCGAGAAAAGCGACGGGGGCCAGTTCGGTTTCGAGACCGCCGGTGGACGCATCCGCGGTCATGTTGACGGGATCATTGTTGGCGGCCCCAGCCTTGAAATCCCCTGGCCGGTCCTCTGGGAGCACAAGGCGCTGAAGGCATCCTCTTGGTCCGAGACGGCCAAGAAAGGCGTACGGAGCTCCAAGCCTGTCTATTTTGCGCAGATGCAGATTTACATGGCCTATATGGAGCTAGAGGCCGCTCTGTTCACCGCGCTGAACAAGGACACTTGCGAACTCTACCACGAACACGTGCCGTTCGACGCCTCCGCCGCACAGGAACTCTCGGACAAGGCGGTTGACGTGCTGCGCGCGGCAGATGCGGGGGATGTGCTGCCGCGTATCGCAACCCGTCCGGATTTTTATCTTTGCCGGTTCTGCCCCTTCAGCGCCCGGTGCTGGGAGGGCAACGCATGAGTGTCAGCCTCACGAATACACAAACGCGCGCCATTGCGGCCATCCGCGACTGGTATCTCCACCGCACCCACGAACAGCAGGTATTCCGGGTCTTTGGGTATGCTGGTGTGGGGAAAACGACCATCACCGCCATGGCCATCGAGGCGCTCGGCCTTGAGCCCATGACGCCGGGCGGTCTGGGCGGTGTGCTCTTTGCCGCCTTCACCGGCAAGGCGGTCTACGTGATGATGCGCAAGGGCACGCCCGCCCAGACCATTCACAGTCTGATCTATCGCCATTCGGAAGCCTCTCCCGAAGAAATCGCGCGCGTGACAGAGGAACTTGCGGCGCTTGAACGCGACCTGCCGCGCATGGGCGTGGCCGAGCGCAGCTTTGCCCAAGCGCAGATTGCGCAGCTGAAACTCCGGCTCGACCACATTCACGAGCCGCAATTCGTACTGAACCCGCAATCTGACCTACGCGATGCCGATTTGCTGGTGCTCGATGAAGTGTCGATGGTGGGTAAGCAGATGGCAGAGGACCTTTTGGCCTTCGGCAAGTCGATCCTCGTGCTCGGTGATCCGGGGCAATTGCCACCTATTGGCGAGGAGAGTTTTTTCACCGATGCAGAGCCCGACGTCATGCTGACGGAGATCCATCGCCAGGCCGCGGACAGCCCAATCCTACGCTTAGCCACCATGGCGCGCCAAGGCCAGCCTATCCCTTACGGCGCCTTCGATGAGAGTGTCTGGAAGATGTCGCAACGCGACGTAGCACCGGCGCAGCTTCTCAACAGCGGTCAGGTGATCTGTGGCAAGAACGCGACCCGTCGGCGCATTAACATGGCTATGAAGAAGGCCGCTGGCTTTACCGCGGATTACCCCACCGGTGCCGGTGAAAAGACCGTCTGTCTGCGCAATCGTCATGATCTTGGGTTGATCAATGGCATGTTCCTGACGCTGAGCGGTGTGCGACCGCATCCGCATAATCCGCGGGCATTCTACGCCGGGATCGAGACCGAGGATGGCCTGCAGATCGCGGGGGAGCACGAGTTCTGGCGCGGCGAATACGACGATCACATCCTCTACGACCCAAACCGCCATCGTCATGAATGGGAGGTTCGCCGTGGTCTGATCGAGACCAGCTGGGGCTACGCGATCACCTGTCACAAGGCCCAAGGATCCTCCTTCGGCACGGTAGTTGTCTTTGACGAAGGCTTCGGCGGGAGCGCCGAGAATTACAACCGCTGGCTCTATACCGCCATCACCCGGGCCGAACATGGCCTGCTGATCCTGTCATGAAAGGAGGACACACATGACTGCCATCGTGATTGATTTCAACGACGCAATGCCGTCGCGGCCGCAAGCAGATCGCTATGATTTGGACCTGATCGTACTGCGTCTGCGTGAAACGGCCGAGACTTGGGTGCCGCGGCTGTTCCCGAACGGCAAGCGCGTCGGCGATGAATGGCGGTTGGCGAATATTCGCGGTGATGCGCCGCGCAACACCGGCTCCTGCGTCATCACCCTGCGCGGGCAGCATGCCGGAGACTGGATTGACTTTGACGGCAATGAGGGTGGCGGGCCGATCAGTGCCATTGAAGCGGCCACGGGTCTGACCGGGCGTGCCCTGATCGTCGAGGCAGCAGACACGGCTGGCGTTCTCCCGGGGGCGCCAGCACGACAATCGCCCTTGTCCAAACCAGCGCCAAAACGTGACGCAGCGCAGGATATCACCCATATTCTGTCCCACGCGGTGCCGATCGAGCAGACGCCCGTTGCCCAATATCTGCAAGGGCGTGGCTTGGCATTGCCGATGGACAGCGATCTGCTGTTCCATGACGATCTGACCCATTGGGAAACCAAGACCGGCTTTGCAGCACTTCTTGGGCAAGTGCGCGATCGTAGCGGTGACGTGATCGGGTTGCACCGTACTTACCTTGTTCAGAACGCGGACGAGGTGCGCAAGGCGGATGTGTCCAAGCCGAAGATGATGATGGGACGCATCGCAGGCGGGGCCGTGCGCCTCGCGCCGATTGGCAAAGATGGGCGGGTTGCGCTTTGCGAAGGCATCGAAACCGGTCTTGCGGTCATGACGGCCTGCCCGGACCTCCCGGTCTGGGCGACGCTCTCCACCTCCGGGCTTGAACAGGTGGAACTGCCGCCAGCGGGGCAGCGTGTGCTGATCTTGGCCGATCACGATGCATCCGGTGCGGGATTGCGTGCCGCTGAGGCCAGCGCTCGACGGCTTCGCGCCCAAGGCCGAGATGTCGTCATCGCCCTACCGCCCGAGGAGGGCGAGGACTTCAACGACATGCTTCTGCGTGCGGGGGCAAAAGCGGTGGCCGGGCTGATTGAGGCGGCTGAACAGGAGGTCGAGGCAGACGCCGTTCTGCAAATCGGCCAGCATCGGCCGCTTAATTACCAGGGCTCTGGCCATGACATGCCCGTCTTACGCGCCGACGAGGGTGATCTTGGTCGTGCCGTGGCGCAGGTCTGGAGCGTGGTTATGGCGTCGAATCGCACGCCCTGGGTCTTTCGCTTCGCAGGCCAGCCCACCTGGGTGGTGCCTGATGACGAGGGCCGGCCGGTGGCTACCATCCTTAACGAAGAACGACTGCGGCATATGCTGGCGCGCCTCGCCCGGTGGGTGCGTGAAAACGCCAAAGGAGAATTATTATCCGCGCCGCCGCCTGTCGCGACGGTCAAATCTGTTCTCGCCACGCCCGATCCGGCGCTGCCGGTGCTCACCGGCATCGTCAACACGCCCGTGTTCGGTCGCAGCGGCACACTGATCACGGCCCCCGGATATCATCCGGACGCGCGGCTGCTCTACGTGCCAGCACCCGGCTTCGCCGTCCCTAACATTCCCAAACGTCCCAATGAGGCTGAGGTTGCGGCTGCGCGAGCGTTGATCTGTGACGACCTGTTCGGTGACTTTCCCTTCATCGGCGAGGCTGAACGCGCCCACGTCGTCGCGCTGCTTCTTCTGGGCTTCCTGCGCGCTATGATAGATGGACCCACGCCGCTGCATCTGATTGAAAAGCCCACACCCGGCACTGGCGCCACGCTGATGGTTGACGCAGTCGCCACCATCCTGACCGGCACAGGGGCCAGCGTCATGACCGAGGGGCGCGATGACGAGGAATGGCGCAAGCGCGTCACTGCCAAGCTGCGTCAGATCCCCTCGATGATCTTGATCGATAACCTGCGCGCCAAGCTTGACAGCTCTGCCGTGGCCGCGGCCCTCACAGCACCCTTTTGGGAGGATCGCGTTCTTGGCGCATCGGAAATGACCCGTCTGCCAATCCGCTGCCTCTGGATTGCGACCGGCAACAACCCCGAATTTTCCAACGAGATGGCCCGCCGCCTTGTGCGCATACGGCTCGATGCCAATGTCGAACGCCCCTGGCAGCGCGGGGGCTTCCGCCATCCTGATCTTATGGTTTGGATCCGCGCCAACCGCGCACGCATCGTCGCGGCCTGCCTGACGCTCTGCCAGGCGTGGATTGCCGCTGGCAAGCCGCGTGGCACAAAGACGATCGGTTCCTATGAGAACTGGGCGCAGGTCATTGGTGGCGTACTCGAGACGGTTGGCATCCCGGGCTTCCTTGGAAATCTCGAGGACATGATGGCCGCCTCCGACAGCGAAGGGGCGGGCTGGAGCGCGTTCATCGCAGCATGGTGGGATCGGTTCGGGACGGCATCCGTTCTATCGGCAGATTTATTCGATGTGGCCATGGTCTGCGATCCGGCTCCGCCCATCAGTGGAGGAACTGATCGCGCGCAGAAAACGGCGTTCGGCAAAGCGATTTCACGCATGCGTGATCGTGTTTTTCGGATCGGAACCGTGAGTGTCCGCGTCAGAAAAGATGGCATCGAACACAAGGCTGCACGGTGGAAACTGGAACTTTGCGAGACCGAAGCACAATCGACCCGCGTCAATCAACCTGAGGTTGGGGAACATCAGAGCCGTGAGGGGAACATCGAAAATGGATGTTCCCCTACTCAACTCATTGAAAACATTGGCCGAGGGGAACGTGGGGAACATGGGGAACCTTTTTCCGCCCTCTCACACACGCGCATGCGCGCGCACGCGCACGATAAGGATGGCTCCGGAAAACGTTCCCCATGTTCCCCACGTTCCCCAAATGATTTGAAATCAGAGACTTACGAGGGGGAACATCGTGGGGAACCTCAAAATACATGTTCCCCACGTTCCGCTACGCCCGATTGGCTGAAGGAGATCGACCCATGAGGCCACCAGCCTTCCAATTCAATCCGACGACGGCGGCCGGTACCGCCAAGCATCAACCGCCGTCGTCTTCCACCCGAACAGCCAACCAGAAGAGGAGACCACTCATGGCTGACACGACTCTCGCGAGCGCCACTCTCGGCGCAACCCCGAAAACGCTGCCGCCGGCAGAACCGACACGCACCATCCTTGCCCTTGATCTGGGGACTACGACCGGCTGGGCCATCCGTGACTTTGACGGCCTGACCACCAGTGGTACCGTCAGCTTTAAGCCCAGCCGCTATGACGGTGGCGGTATGCGCTATCTACGCTTCACCAATTGGCTAACGGAGATCGACCGGCTCAGTGGTCCGATAGAAGCGATCTATTTCGAAGAAGTCCGTCGTCACGCAGGCACAGATGCAGCACATGTCTTTGGGGGCCTCCTAGCTGTTCTAACCAGCTGGGGTGAGTTGCGCGGGGTGCCGTACCAAGGTGTCCCGGTGGGAACCATCAAAAAACACGCATCTGGCAAGGGCAACGCCAACAAGCAGGCGATGATCGACGCTGCCCGCAAGCGCGGCTTCAACCCTGCAGATGACAACGAGGCTGACGCCATCGCGATCCTGCTCTGGGCGCTGGAAACGAAGGGAGGTGCGTCATGAGTTGCATGCGGTTCACTCCAAGAGGCTATGGCGGTCACCGCCGCGACCCCGAGCAGGTCAAGCGTGATGGCTGGAATGAGCAGGGCGTGCTGGCGGTCAGCGTCCATGATGACCGGTTGACTTGGCCTGAGCGTGCACTGGTTGAGCAGCTAGGCGCGAAACTATACGGGCCACGCCAACAGGGCAGGGAGGTGCGCAATGGGTGATGAATGGACCCGTGCTACGGTTGCTGACCGGCTGGACCTCGCAGCGGACGTCATGCGGTCCATGCCACCTGTGCGCCCCCAGGGTTTCGTCAGCGCCTGGCCTGACTACGTCTCCACCTTCGCCGATCAGGTGGGGCAGGAGCCTCGGATGAAACGGCCGCTGCCCTCGCCGCGGATGATCACACAGGCTGACGAGGCAATGCTCTGGCTGCGATGGCTAGACAAGGACATCGGTCAGATCCTTTGGGCGCGCGCCAACCGCAAGGCCTGGAAGGGTATCAGTTGGCAGCACGGGATCAGTCGTGC